GAACCGAAATACTCTTGTCTAGATAGTATCCATTCGTGAGGGTAGTCACGTATAAGAGCCTCCTGTAGTAGAGACTCAAGATCCCATTTATCTTTAGACTCTCTAGTAATCCATAGGTCGATGGTAAAAATACCATCCTCCTTCAATTGTTCATGTATATGGCTATTCATTATCGCTCCTATTGTTGGTAGGCATAAGATGTCTGTGCATCTTACTTCGAAAATGATCTTGCAATAGTTGACTTGGTATCTTGAACGTACCGGTCTTATCCATCAGGACATACCGGTCAATGTTAGGATAGTACAATATGATGTACCGTCCATTGATAAGGCGCGTAGTAGTGACTACCGCATTGTCAGGGATAGGCCATAGTGCTATCCATTCTTCGCGGGTTAGTTGATGGCAGGTTAGTTTCTTAGTCACAAAAACCTCCCGCTATCTCAATAGATAATTGCATATCATCTTGTTCGTAAACTTCTTTTGCTGCTTCTATTGCTTCATCGAAGTAATCATATTTGATAGCCTCGTTGGGGTCTTCACTGTAGTGTATCCCTCTATTGTCTACTCGCGATACAAATTCGCGTGCTCCAGATACCCGTATGATAAAGGGCCCGTGGTTACGGTCTTCTTCGTAATATATTATAGTCATTGTTTTGTCCTTTTTTGAAATAGCGATTCCTTTTGTTCAGGCGTCGCGTTGGTTAGTACATTTAGCACCGTGCTAAATGGTTGTTTACCGGTACGGTTTTGTATCCGTTCCTGTAGTTCGTTATATTCGTTTGGTTTCATTGTTTGCTTGTGGGTTAGTGTTGGCAAGTCTGCTGCTGTTCTATGCCATTCCAATAATTCAATGCGCTCATCTTTCCGTGCTAACATTTCCCTATGACTAGCAAGTCGGGTTCCTGTAGCAGCGTTACGCTCTATGCTTCCTTCGCACCCACATATGCACATCCTTGTCACTACGTAGTACTCGCCGTGTTTATACCTTGGGTTCTGCTTTTCATCTAACCAGATAAAATGCATAGATGTATTGCAATACCCGTCACGTTCTATGCAATCTGGGCATAGCTGATAATCGTGCTCCGCTTCGTGAGTAAATCCTAAGCCTAGAGTCTTTACGCGTTGTTTTACAACGGACATTATCTCACCAAGCGCCGGTGGAAATTGACTAGGCTGTTGTATCAAATGATCTATTGCTTCAGTCAATGCACGGTCTGGACTATTGTATAGTGCTTTGATCCATGTCGTTCTTGCTCGTTGCATAAACTCGTCATTACGATTCCAAGCTACCGTAATGCGGGATAGATTATAGGTTATGTTTTCAATCCGGCGTACATTCAATTCCTCTATGCTTATTCCCAATAGAGTATGGGCGTAATAAACTTTATCGTGGTATTCCATTATATTAAGTTTCCTTTATCATCATACTCTTGTGGTACGATTTGTTGCTGGTTAGTGTTGGGTTGTTTCTTAGTTGGCTTTTGTTTCCAAGTCTTTGCTTTGATAAGATTTTCCTCATAGGCTCCTGAGTTGAGCAATGAATATAGTTGTACGTTGCCAGTGTTGCGTCTCCACTCAGCACGGCCACAGGTAACAGCATAGAATACCCAGTCTATAATGAGCAGAACATCCTCTATTTTGCATTGCCGTGCGCATCTAGCACTTACACCTAGGTCACGTGCTAGTAATGTCTCAGGGTGTGGATACTCACATTCTGTAGATACCTGTATATAATGAGATAGTATCTCCTTTGCTTTGCTTGACTTCTTAATGTATGCATATAGTTCTTCTGAAGTACTATCCTCAGCCTTATAAACAACAACACCAATATTTATAATTCTATTATGTTTATAGGCCATCGATACCTCCCGTCCTTCGTGGTCTGTTGAAATAGTTTGCTTGAAACTTGATTGATTCTTGATCGATTCTAAATTTTGGGTGTCGGTATTCACGGGGTTATCAGGAAAATCTTGCATGAGTTTTGCATGAGTTTTGGTTGAAACTTCTATATCGCCCGTGTTATCTAGCCATTGTTGCATTGCTATACATAGCGTACGAGTCTTATGATAAGACCATCCCCACTTGCTAGCGAGTTGTCTTTGAGGTGGTACCCTATTCAATGAATTAAGTTTCATCCATTCGAAGCTGGCCTCGATATAAGAGTAAGGTTGCCCGGTTGGTTCCAGATAGAATGGAACCATAACATATATACGCTTGCCGTTCTTGATCGATCGTGCTATTGTTTTTGTAGTCATAGTTATATCCTTCTATGATGTCTAGGTTAGTGTATATTCGGGACGGGGTTCAGTTGTTGGGGCCCCGTCCTTTTATTTATATCCATACTATTTCCTTATCCCATAACAACAGCAACATTGTTTGTATGTGTTTACAAGTTCCTACTTCGGAGTATTTGTACGCTGGACAAGAACAGGTTGCTGTCTTCTCGGTTACCAATTGAGTATAGGTGTCGGTGGGTGTCTTCATTACTCCAGTTATAGCCGTGCGTGTTGCACTTCGTGACCATTCCCGTTTAGCTGTGCCGTCTACATAGGACCGGTATAGTTCCTTGGTTGCTTGCCCTTTGCTGTTAGCGCAACGCTCATTGAAATACTGATAATGCTGAATAATAATTGGTAGCATATTGCTATTCACTTTGATCATTGTCGCTCGCCTTGCTTGTGTCCTCTGGTATGTCTATACTATCGACAACACCAACACAATCGTTAGTATTAACGTAACCTATGCCGTGTTCGTATTCCAATTGGACTACGTAATTACGACAACATTCTGCAATTGTCTGTGACTTGCTCACCTCCAAGGAGGAAGATACACGGTCTAACCGTGCATCCAACTCCAGAGATAAGCGAGTACTGCGCACTATGGACTGTCCTTGTCCGTGCGCTTTATATCCTGTACTTCTTCGCTTCATTGGCACATCTCCTTTATACTGGCTATTGCTTTATCTATCTTGGTGGTATCAAGAGGATTAAAACCTCCTTCATTGGTATCATACACGGCCCGAGCCTCAAGTAGTGCATCATAACAGTTAGTCACTAGCTCCTTGAATTCCTTCTTAGGAATCAAGACACCGTTTACGCTCCAGTATTTAAAGCGGAGTCTCTTTTGCTTGGGTTCAGTTATGCGAAAGGTCTGTAATTTATCTAGGTATTTCATTTTAAATCCTTGTATCTGAGCGCCTCGTATAGGGCGTTGATCTTTGTTTCTAGCCGGTCTATTCTTTGTTGGGTTGCTTGATTGCATCGTGCATCGTGCAATTGCAGGTCAGTTTTATCTATTGCGTCCTCTATCTGGGCGCGGGTTAGGTGTGAGTATTTCATTGTATTATCCTTGGGTTATTGGTTATTGGTTAGGTCCTATGTACCACAGGAGTCTTTGAAGTTGGGTATCATCTGATAGACATGGCGCGCGGTCTAGTCCGTCATCTGATAAGGCTTGTCTTATTTCATAGGAGTCAATAGTTACAGTGTTACCCAATAAAGTATCGATGAGGTGACTTGAAATAGAATACCTTCGTCCTATCCATTGGAGCCATGTGACCTCGTCATCTGTTAGTCTGTAGTGTATAGTTGACTCTGTTATTGATTCGAATTGTTCTATGTCTAGTTGCTCTAGTTGTTCGCTGGTATACATTGGTTATCCTTGGGTAATGTGTATGATGTAGATTGATAGTAAGTAGATAGCTGTGAGGGCTGCGAATATATTGCAACACTCGATAAGAAATTTAAGCTTAGTCATTATGCCTCCTCGCTTTCATCTTCTTCGTACTCGTCTCTTAGTTCAGCTATCATTTCTTCGCCTAGAATATAGGCAAACATATTTGCCACCTTTTCCGGACGTGATAGGTCGGTGTATAGTTCACCGAAGTTGTCTAGCTCGTACTGTTTAATGATACCTATCACTTCAAAGGTATTGCCTTTAAGCCATTCTACAGCGTTATAGTGGCCTATGATATAGTGGGTGGCATTGAATAGGTTATGGTGTAAGTCCTCATCGAATAGGTCAATAGTTTCCTCTATATCGTCGAGGATGTGTTGTTTTATTTCAGCTTTATATTGGTTCATAGTCATAGTCATTTTATTATCCTTTGTTAGTTGTTATGAGTAGTTGGTAGCGTTCACCGTGCAATTGAGATCCACAGCATCGGCAAGAATGAATTGAGAAGTCGTCTATTTTATCGCCGGGTGTTATCCAGCTGTTAGGGTGTTCGTCTAGTAGTTCGTTCATAGCCTTCTCTATATCTGCTATCCTTTGTTCGCTGTCCTCTTCGGAATAGTAGTAGTCGAATGATGATAGGTCGCCTGTTGAATAGATGTGGCAGTCGTAACACACTGGTATTATTGTTTGTTGCATTGTATTATCCTTGTTGTTGCTTGTTGAAAGATGCTACAGCGCGGCTCATTCTTGACTTGCTGTATCTGTTTTGTTTTTGTAGTCTTGCGATGAAGTTGAGTAGTTTGTCTTGATCTTCTGAGGTGTCTGCGTTTGTGAGATTGTCTAGTCGCCAGATTTCAAGGTCTGCGCGTTCTATGTAGTAAAGGTTGGTGTCAATGCGATGTTGTAGTTGTGTAAGCAAGGTCTTGAGACGATTGTGAGCCTCAAGATAATCAGGAGTAAACATATAGTATCCTTATTGGTTGTTGTTGGTTGTTGTTAGTAGTGTATACAATACCTAACCATATTTAATCAGGTGTCGAGTAATTATTTTAATTTTTTTCATATCAACACCAGCAAGATAATAATCAAGCGTAGAGAGGACGGGGATAGTATGAGCATACAACATTATCAATTATATTTTCAACAATCAAACAAACCTACATCAACTGTAAACAATCACACCAAAGCAGAGCAGACAACAATCAAGATATGATAGGGATATATCAATGAGGATAGGAAGGGATATGTCTAGGGATACGACACCACGGGGAGAATATATTTGTAGGGGATGAGTTATTCACAGGTTGTCCACAACTTATTCACAACTTATTCACAGGGTTATTCACAGGTTATTCACAGGCCCCTCGCAGGGTCTAGGGGGTGCCTCCCCCCAATGTTGCTTTTTACCTACGCAGTAGTACCCCCAAAAAATTCCCAGAAAAATTTGCTAAGGCTGCTATAAAATGTGATAGCGTAGTTATAACTAGTAAGCGGGTTTAGTTATGAATGATAAGAAGTTGATTGATTTGTATATGGATGAGTTGGTGCTATTATGCGGTTCTCACCGAGATTATCACATATACGTGTATAATAAAGTTAAGTATGCTAACAGTGTACCTCATTGGATAAAGGGCAAGGTGTTTGACTTAGGGTTGGTGGTTGCGCATTGTGAGCATCATAGAGGTAATATAAGTGATACACAGCGTTTGGTGGTGGAAGAGATACCGAGGCAGGGAAGAAGGAAGGCCAGGTATTTAAAGAGTTACCATTGGTTTGAGAAGCATCAGTTAACAGGGGTTAGTTCTATATCTTGGTTTGTGGGAGAAGAAGATGTTGGAGATAATGGGCCAGAAGAAGATACCATCGAAAAAGAATAATATGGGTATCCGTCATAACCGTATGTACAAGCCTAAAGAGTTACAGGTGTTTGAGGATTATGTTGCTTGGTTGGCCAATCAGAGTATGGCTAGGTGTGGCTGGGTAACGACGGAGGAGCCTGTAAGTATGACGGTGGAGGTGGTGTTTGGTGATAAGAGAAGAAGGGATATACAGAATTGTTTTGGGAGTGTATGTGATGCGCTTAATGGTATAGTGTACAAGGATGATAGTCAGATACAGTTTATTGCTGGTCGTAAAAGTTACAAGAAGGGTTTGTGGGGATTTAAGATAAATGTTGCTTTATACAATCCTCCTGAGCCTGAAGAAGAATGGATATAGGAGTTAGTATGCAGATTAAGATATATGGTTCAGTTGAGCCACCGTTGTTAAAGAAGGTTCGTGATGCTGGTTTTGTTACGTTTACAGGTGACAGAGATTATGATTTAAATATAATAGCGTTGCGTAGTACGAGTACAGAGGCGAATAGTTTTGATGACAGGATTTACTGTATTCATAAGGAAGATGGTAGATGGATAGAATACAACTTTCCTTGCACGACAGATCCGGGCCAGTATCATTTAAATAAGCCAAGTAGGGTACAGGGTACTGCTATATTGGTGCATCCTCAGCAGTGTAGAGGAGTGTACAAGTTAGATTTACATAGAGGCAAGTATCTAGCCCTTTGCCAGCGAAACGGTAAAGTAAAGGTGTGGCGGGATAATAATAAAGATACAGTGCTTGATATGGATGGTACAGAGTATGAGGGGTATTTTGGGATAAACATACACCGTGCTAATGGAAGCAGGAAGATAGACAAAGTAGAACGGTATAGTGCTGGTTGTACAGTATTTCAGGATCCGTATGACTTTGACCAGTTTATTGATTTGTGTCAGGATCAAAGGCGGGTCAATGGTTGGGATACATTTACGTATACTATCTTGCTAGGCGATGTATGATTGAAAAGTTACCAAAGAAGATACGTGTTGAGTTAGAGCCTGTATTAAATGATCCGGTTAAGTTCATACAGTTGTTGAAGATACAAGACAAGTATTCTGGTAAGTTAGTAAACTTTACACCCAATAATGAACAGATAGCGTTGTTGGGCAAGTTAAAGAAACATAAGAAGGTTATTATACTTAAGCCAAGACAGATTGGTATAAGTACCGTGCTTAGGGCGTATGCGCTATGGAGTACGTATCAGACCAAAGACCCTTTAAAGTTTGGTGTAATTAGTTTCCACGAAAGATCAGCAAAGCATCTACGAAAGATGGACAGTATGATGCACAACTCGCTGCCCAATATATTGCGTAAGAGTCTAAGCATAGACAATAGTACTACACTGGAATTTTCAGAGACCGGCGCACAGCTTTGCTCATTTACTGCCGGAAGTAAGGGTGGTACCAGATCGTTTACTTTGTCTTCAGTTCATTTGTCGGAGTTTGCATTTTATGATGACGGGGAAGAGATGTTGGCGCAGGTTATCGCCACGATTGGCGAAGGCCAGATTATTATTGAAAGTACTCCTAATAAGCCCGGTGATGTCTTTCATCGCCTTATTATGGGTGCTCCTGAGAATGGCTGGCATCTGATCAGTTACTGGTGGCACGATCACGAGAAGTATAGATTACCAGCACCAAAAGACTTTGAACCAACCGAAGAAGAAAAGTATTTGATACGTTCTTATGGTTGTTCATATGACCAGTTAAACTGGAGAAGACAACAAATAGCCACCATCGGATTGGAAAAGTTTCGTAGAGAATATCCGGGCTGCCTAGATGATGCGTTTCATTTTGCTGCTTCTACTTATTTTACCTTAGATGATATACGTGAGATAGAGGGGATACACTTTGATGGAAACGAAAGATTGTACGAAGAGCCCCGCGACGACGACGTTTACGCAATCGGTGTTGATGTTGCTGCTGGTGTTGGTGGTGATTACTCTACTATATCTGTTATTTCTATGGCTACACTACAGCCTATTTATCACTATCGTAATAATCTAATTAGTCCTTCTGGGTTTGCTGATGTTGTTTTAAAGATAGCACAATGGTTTAATGATGCCCGTGTCTTGTGTGAAAGCAATAACCACGGTCACGTTGTCTTATATCGGTTAAGACATATGGGATATAAGAACTTATGGCTAGACCACAATATGAAAGATTGGACAACAACAACAAAATCAAAACTTGATGCTTATGAAACTTTGCGCGAGTATGTAACACAAGGAATGATAATGAAGATGGACATACAAGTGCTTGCTGAACTAAGAGCATTGGTTGTTACTAAGATATGTCCAGAAGCCCCAAGAGGTATGCACGATGACTTGGCTATGTCTCTTGCGTTAGCCTATCGCTGCCTACGTGATATACCTAGGCGCAAATTAACTTTGGCTAGACGTAACTTAATGGATGTGCTAATTTCTGAATCAAGAGCGAAGAAGATTAAAGATCAACCTATACCTTGGAAGAAAAACGTATGAAGCCACGTATCGTTGAAATGTATTACCGCAATCATTCTAAGTATTGGGATGAGGCAAGATCAGAACTTAGACAATTACGCGCCGCATATATGACACGGTATTGGAATAAACTAGAAGCACCACAACAGGTAGTTATCGAAACGTCCCGTGCTTACGAGTTTGTAGAGGGATACATCGCTTCGTTGTTTGCCCGCTCCCCTTCCGTTGTAGTACAGAGTGATGTGCGTGGTGAAGGTAATGCTCAAATCGTTCAGACACTGTGCAATAACTTTATGGATAACATACGGACACAGTTAGAAGATGCTTCTCGTTTAGCACTTATCTACCCCAATGCTTATTTAAAGTTAATACCCAATGATCACCCAGACCCATTTCAAAGAGTTACCATATGCGCCGTAGCCCCTTGGGATATAATTGTTGATACAGATGCAACAGGATGGAGAGATCAAAAGTTTATTGGACATCGTTATTATTTGACGCTTAAAGAAGCCAGAGATAAATATGGGCCGAAGAAATTTAGTGCTCATCCGCTTATACGCTTTCTTGATAGAATAGATGAAGATGATGGTTACAACAAACAAGGTCTAGAAGATAGTGAACCGGAGTTTCAATACGTTGAGATTATAGAGTTCTATGACCTAGTGAATGACAAGATGATGGTCTGGTCGCCTGACTACCAAGATGGAGATAAATACTTGTATGATGGTATTTTGGTGCCGGAAGGAACAGACGAAATAAAAGAAGTTAAGTATAGTGAGATACCATTTAAAGATGCATCGGGGCATCCGATAAGCCCCATTATACCGTTGTATTACAGTAGGCAGCCGGATGTGCCTATGCGTGGTTATTCCGCTTTACGTAGAGTATACGATCAAGTTCAGGAAGTGAACATACTACGTACCTATCAGGCTTCGATGGTTCGTAGAGCTGCGAGACAGTGGGTGGTAGAGGCTGGTGTTTTTGATGCGGAGGCAATGTCAAAATTATCTCAAGGGGTAGATGGGGAGTTTATCGAGGTAGAACTAAGCCAAGGACAGACTTTATCAGGGTCTATATCTCCCGTGCCACATACTCCAGTGCCTGCCGAACTTGAACGTTATGTGCAGCAGGTTCAAGATGATTTCGAGCGCGGTTCTGTACTAGCTCCGTTTACAAGAGGTGAATCCTCCCGGGCAACCGCTACAGAGATAACTGCTCTTGCTGCATATTCTTCTTCTGAAATAGGACGTTTGGCTAGGGAGCGAGACAGTGCTATTGAATACATTGCCGAAGTATATATCTCAATAATGAAGTTGTATATTAAAGATGATGGTGATGTTATTATTATTAATGGTATGCCTAAGACAATAAATGTTGATGATATAACAGGTGACTTTAGATTTTATGCAAATGATAGTGGTGCTACTCCAGTATCAGAAGCCGTTAAGAAGCAAGAGTTTTTAGCAGTTATGCCAACACTGGTTGAACTGGGCGTTCCTCTTCCTGAAATACTACAACATCTAGTACGTATGATGGATTTACCGCAATCGTTCTTAGAGGCTTTAGAAGGTGCAGCACAGCAACCCCAACAAGAACAAGCAGCACCAGCACAAGAACAACAAACAACATCTGCTGGTATGCAGGGTCAACCGTCACCGCAAGACATACAACAGTTTTTACCGTAGAAAACTATGCCAATATATGATTATCGATGTACTGAATGTAACTTAGATCAACAACACATATGTGATTTTGATGAAGCAGATGATATGGTATGCGAAGTATGTGAAGGAAAATTGTTGCGTGGTATATCTTTGTTTGCAAAAACTGTCAACCGCTGGGGTGATTCAAATGGTTACTTTGATCGCGGTTTGGGTATGTATATTGAAAATAGTATGCATCGCGAAAAGGTTATGAAAGAAAAAAACCTGCGACCAGTATCACAAAAGGAACTAGACGATCACCAACAGGTTGTTTACAATGACGGCGTTGAGCACGATAAGAAAGTAGAAACATTTCAAAGAGTTAAAAAACAAACTGGTTCTTTTGCTGAAGCAGCAAAGGCCATAACAGGAGAATAAAATGAGTATCCCCACTGATTTACTAGCACAAGCACAAGAGGTTGGTGCAGAACAAGATGCCCTTAGAGAAGCAACTATGGTTGTTCCAGAAGGCAAGTTTACAAAAAATGCACTAAACCGTTTGGTTAAAGAACTTAATGTTGTACTGGAAATGTTCCAGCAAAGTTATCCAGAGTTCGAAGAGGATATAACAATCTTTCCAGAAGATTTTGTTACTTCATTGGATATGGTTGCTACTGCTGCCGCTGATGCTGGTGTTGATTTTGAATTAGATATGCAGTCTATTCGTGATGACAGAGACTTAGCAATGGTCGCTGGACAACTACGTAACCTAGCCAAAGACAAGACATTTAAAAAGTTCTTGGAAAGCAATACTATAATGGGTGACGAAGAAGTTGTTGAAGAAAAAGTGGTAGTAGAAGAGCCTATGCCAGAAGATATGGATGCTATGTTTGCAGGGAGAATGTAATGTCTGAAGAAACTACAAATAGCGGTACTGTAGAAGCAGCAGAACAAACAGAAGCCCCAACACTAGCAGAAAATATAGAAGCATCATCCGGTGCTCCACCAATACAAGATGAGTATGATCAACGTGTAGAAGCAATACTTAAGCATCATGAAAAAACCAAAGCACATAACAATTCTGTGGCAGAGCAAGAGCAAGAAACAAAAAGACGCTCTTACGAAGATATGAAACTCCAAGAAGGCGAAAGTTGGGATAGCATATTTAATTCACAGCCAGAAGATGTTCAAAGAGCAATGGGTTCTTTACGTGCTGATTATACTCGTAAGATGCAAGCACTATCTCAAGAGCGTAGGAAAGTAGAAGATTTACAATCTAGTCTAACTACATCTGATGCCTTTAAAGCGTTGCAGTCACAGGCTCAAGCAGCAGCAGCAGAAGGACAAGAGTTTGATCCTTTCGATAACAAGAGTATGGAAAACTATATCAACTCACTTGTTGCTCAGAAACTCCAGGCTGTATTAGAGCCTATGTATCAAGAGCAAATGAAAGCACAATCGAATCGTAAAGTAGAAGATTTTATGAATGAGCATCCAGAATTGCGCACAGATGAAGGCTTACGAAAAGAAGTTTATGAGTTGTTAAAGTCAGATGATAGCCTAAACCTAGAACAAGGTTATTGGATAGTATCAGGTAAGAGAGCAAAGCAAAGCGCACTGCAACAACAACAGCAACAAAAACAGCGCAAGGAAATAAATCGACAGGTAGCCGCACGTATTGGCAGTGGTAAAAAGTCGGGTATGACCGCACCTCCCGAAGGTACAAAAATGTCTGCACAAGATATATATGAGTATTTACTTGCACAAAAGAAATAATTTGTGTATTAAATTAGTGTGCCATAAGACCCTCTAAAGGATACGCTGACGGCACCGCCCCGAACACGGACACGCGCAATACAAAAATATAATCTTATTTTATGGTGAACGATATGGGTATCCAATATGATATTCTGGCGTCGACCCTACGTATTTTGCGTGATCGAGAGGTTGACAATACATTTCGTACTATACCGCTACTTGAAGCAGTTCAAAGAGCCGGTAATGTAGAGATGGTAGACGGTGGTCAAAAAGTAGACCATCCTGTAATTCTTGCTGAACATTCTAATATTACACAATTAGCAACTGGTTATGAAAGCGTTAATCTAGCCGTTAAAGATGCACTTCGCACTGCTTCTTTTGACTGGTGTGATTTCGTGGCTCCTGTAGTTATTACTGAGAAAGAACAACTTAGTAATAAGGGTAGTCGTGCTATCATTCGTATTGCTGAATCTAGTTTTACTTCATCTTGGCAAAATCAAGTAGCAGAAGTAACTACTAACTTTGCAACTACTGGTTTAAAAAATATGAGTAATCTTATGATTAATACTCAGATTTATGCTCCAGAAGGCGAAATAGATATTATTCTTGCTTCTCCAACTTCTTACGAATTGTATCGTAATGAGTTAACAGATCAAGAAAGATATACTTCTGCTGAACAAACTAAAGATATTGTAGGTAAACTTATCCTTATGTACAATGGCGCATCAATGTATATTGATAATGGTCTTTCT